AGGGAGGTCAACTGTAGTTTTTCTATCTCCGACCGCCCATTTTGCTGTTCCAACGTCTAAATTTGCGTTTAAAGCAGTTGATGTATCAATTGATATCCCATCTTGAAACAACTCACTTGTGCCGGCTTTAATGTGAACAAACGCACCATAACGATTGTGACCCTCAATTGTCTTAGTGTTATTAGATGTAAGATAATTTCCAGATGTAGTATTTGTATTAATATAAAGGTAATCACTCGATATTGTGATCAATTCGATTCCATAATCCCCGCTTGTATCAGATGCACATAGCCTACCAGATATCGTTGAACCTGATGGTGTTTCAAAAATACAGGATATTGTGACGGGCGTGTCTGTTGCACCATAAGGCATTGTTGATGTGAACAAAGTATCATTAAATTGCATCGCTACTTGACCATGTTGATTGGTATTTAAAACTCCAGCAGTCACAATTTTTGGTCTACGTCCTACACCAGCGATTAAATCTTCAACTTCCATTTGATCGTACCACTTCATGATTTCACAATCATTAACTCCTGCATGAGCCAGCAAAGCGGCTGTATCAAGAAATCCGTTACTTTTTGGGTGTATATCAAGTTCAACAAGTGTAGTTGTATTTATCACTCTAATTAATGCGCCTGTATAACCAATCACCTCATGCATTAAAGAAAACAAAACTTTATATGTTGAAATTTCGCTTAAGCGCTTATATGGAACGTCTTCAGTAGTTGTCGGAAATGTAACGGTTCGATTATATAATCTGACAACTGTGTTATTCATTATGCAGCCGCCTGACTTGCTAGATTTCTAATTTCTTTAACTAAGTCTTCTATTTCATCTCGTACCAGCCCAATTTGTAATTGGGTTTCGGCTTGTTCTGCAATTATTGCTTGAGTAGTTTTATCAACACTATTAACAATTTTTTCATTTGTGTTATTTATAGATGTCATTGAGTCGATTTGACGTTGTGCATCTGTTGTTGGATCTATTTGCTCAAAATATGGTGCAAGTGCATCACGTTGATCATCAGCTAAGTTATCAACATAGCTGCTTAATGTTGTTAATGCATCAACTTGCGCTGTTCCATCAGCTGCGTTTTCGACATTTTGCAGTAAGGGTGTAAGTTCGGTTTGTATTCCTGTTGGAAGTCCTGATATTGTTGTTTCTAGAGCATCATTTAACAAACTATTTGCATCTGCTAAATCACCAAGAGATACACCAACACTATCAGCTAATTCAGTTAATTCGATTCCTAATAATTGCGCAACGTCTGCAAGTGCAACAGCGGTATCAATTGTTAATGTTTCAAGATTGACACCTAAATCTGTAATAAATTGTTCGATTGGCAAACCGAGTCTATCAGCTAAACCTGTAAACGACTCGCCTGTTACGCTTGTTAGTTCTGCGATTTGGTCAGCTAATGCCAATACTTCAGTGAATCTTTCACCTGTCGCTATTTGCTCTAATAAAACTCTTTGTTGCTCTTGTAGATCCAGCAATCTTGGATCGGCGTAATTAGCCGGAACAGATGGCTCCGAGCCAGAGATACCAAGGCTTGAAAGTTGGCCTCTAACAGAATCAAATAAATCAGTATATCCTTGAGAGCTTGCATAGTTCTCGCGCCCTAGACTTAATAATGTACTCGCTATTCCTGGTAAAGCATTTAATGCTTCAACGTCACCGCTTTTGCCTTTAGCGTACAAAGCATCAAATTGAGATTGTGCTTCATTTAATTGTTGGCCTAAATTTAATGGTGTTAATGTTGAATTGAGAAGTAATGAATCAACATAATCATGAATATTTTTAATAGCCGCAAGTTCTGCCTGGTACCTTTGTATGTTTTCTTGTGCAACTTGCTGTGATAATGACTGTTGTTCTTCTAATGCAGAAATTTGATTTTCTATAGCATCAAGACTGGAACCATATAAATCTGTTATCGATGACGATATTGTGTTTTCTAGTTCTGCAATTGCTTGTTTAATTTGGCGCGTTGCATAGCGTTGAATCATTGCCAATTCTTTTTCTGATGCTCCAAGTTTTCGCGCTGCTGCTATTTGGTCATTAAAGGCGTCTTTAATATCTTTTAATGATTTGGCAAAAGGTGATAAGTCCATATCTTCCATTGCTGATGATATATCACTCATCATTGCCGCTAAATCTTCGGCTTGTTGTTCCTGTGCGGCTGTCAAATCTGCTGTTAAGTCTATGACTACACCAATTGCGTCGGCGGCTTGTAGCCACTGAACAATTGCATCTGCTGACAATGTTGGTAGAACTGATTCGAATAAATTTCTAAAGGCTTCAGGTGTGATTGGTTCAATACCTAGTCCGGCAAGTAAATCATCTCGATTAGCTGTAGCACTGGCAATGGCTTGATCTAATAATTCTTGAGTGCTGTAGAATGTATCGAAATATGATTGCCATAGTCCAGCTGCTTGTTCAACACCTCCTGCGGCTTCTGTAATATCAACAGAAAATCGAATAAATTGATCGCGGGTTAAATCAAGTGATTGGCCTATTATTTCTAGTGATGATTCGAGTAACTGTGTTGAACTTGATACCCGTGCATATGTTTCTGTGAGTGTTTCGTTTGATGTTGCTAGTTCCTGAATCAATCCTGTGGTATCGGTCAATGACAGCAGTAATTCATTTCCTGACTGAATATCTGCAACGGCTTGCAAAGCATAATTGGCAAAATCTAACAATGCTTCAGCTCCTTGACTTCTGAATTGTTCTGCTAATGCTGTAGCTTCACCTACCAATTGAGTGCTTGTAAATTCTCCGCCAATAATGCCACCAAACTCTCTATCAAAACCACCGACAAAAGATGTAACTTCTTGTTCGACTTGTGGCAATACGCTATCTAATACAGATATTATATTTTCAGCAATTAATCTTTGTGAAAACCCTGCAAAATCTTCGTTGTATGTACGTCCAAGAATTGTTGATATTTCACTTGTTAAATTACCATCAGCATCAAATTGTTGTTCAAATGCACCTGAAACAATATCTGTTAAACTACTTCCAACAGCTAATGCACTGGCATCAAATATACTGCCAACTTGATTGAATAAACTATCTATTGCTTGTTGTGCAGAGCTTTCTAAATCGCTTGTAATTGTTTCCCATTGACGACCACGAAACAATGAACGCTGTCTAACATTTGTTTGTGATTGCGAACCACCTCCGCCTGATTGATCTATACTATAGTTTGTTTGTGCTGATTCTAATGCGTAATCAGTTCCAAATAATCGGCCGCCAGTTATTGCATCAACAAATGTTGCTACTTGAGATACAGCTTGTGCAATAGGACCTAATGCCCCTGATGAAGCAATATCATTAATTGTCGCCAAAGCCTGACCAACATCATCCTTGCCAGAGTGTGAATCAAAGCTATCAATTGCAGATTGTGCAAAGTTTGCAATCTCAGCAAATCCTTGTGCCATGTTTTCAGCTCTATTCTCAGCATGATTAAACATGTTATCAAATCCTTTTTTCATATCATCGAAGAAGTTCCCGCCCTCGAATGCTTTGCCTAGTAAATCGCCAAAGCTATTTATTCCATCACCAAATATTCCATTTTCTGAGTTTATTTGTTCTAATAAACCTAAATATTCAGCTAGTTTTCTATTGTATTCATCTTGATTGTCCGCAGTCTTAATTATCCCTGCTCTTGCAAGTTCCTGGACTGCAATTGCTCGATCTAGTTCCGGACCTTTCTTGCCAATTAAATCAAGTTCAGTTTTCATTGATTTAATTAATTCTTCGTAAGGCGTTAATTGTTCTTCTATGGCTTTTTTACCAGCTTCATAAGCTTCGTTTGCTGCATTTGAAAGATTTGCTGCAGTAACCATTGCTGTACTAAAATCTTCTTGTTGACTTAACCACTTGTCAATAGTGTCTATTTCAGAATGGAATTGGTTTTCCAATCTTTCAAGCGGTGTTAAATATTTATCGATTATTGAACTAAAATCTTTATCTAACTTATTTAATTCCTTTTCTGTTAGGCCTGCTTGTTTTCCTATTTCACCAATGCCTTTAGCTGTGTTTTTTAATTGATTATCACCTTTTTTAAATTCTTTAGTGTTTTTAGAATAAGCATTTTTAACCTTGTCTATTTTTTTGAATATGTCTTCGAATATTTTTGATGTGTCTTGCAGTATGGTTGTGTCGGGGGCACTGGCTATTGTGGCATATAAGCTTTCCCATTTTGCATCAAGAGCCGCTATTTCATTGTCTAACTCTATTACGGTAGCTGCTGCATCATCCGAAAAAGAACTCGCAATAATTGCAGATCCTCGATGAACTCTTTTAATAAAAGACTCTAGGCCTGTTGCCATTAACACAAATGAATCTACAGTTTTTGCAGCTATTTGACCTAATGCATTCCCAACTGTCTCAAATGCACCTTTAACCAATAAAACACCGCCATATACACTAGCCAAGGTTGTTTGAAGACCTTGCCAATCATCATCAGCATCACGAATGGTGCTGTCATTAAACTGGCTTATAATTTCAGTTAACGCTGGCATTAGCGCAAATGATAATGTATTGCTAAAGCCTTCTGCGTTTCTTTGTAGTGCGTCTAAAGCATCTGTAAATTGAACTGCGGAATTTGCTTGAATATCACTAACAACTGCGCCAAACCTTTCATTGGCATCGTTCAGCTTGTTCATTTCAGCCGTTGACATTTCAAACATCGGAATTAATTCAGTACCGGCACGTCCGAAAATATCCATAGCAGCACCTGTTTTGACGCTTTGGGTTTCTACCTTGCCCATTGCTTCTGAAAGCAGTTTGAATTGTTCTTCAGGTGAGAGTTGATTGAGTGTATCTAATGATATGCCTAGTGAATCAAAGGCACGTATTGAGGTTGTTAATCCATTGTTTGCATCATTGATGCTTTTTTCCATCTTTTTAACGGCAGTACCAACGGTTTCAAGATTGGTACCAGCTTGTCCAGCAATAAAATCATACTTGCTCAGAAAATCAACACCAACACCAAGTTTTTGTGACATTTTGGATAATTGATCACCTGTCTTAGCTGTCTTATTTACCATCAATGCAAGGGCTGCGGTTGCACTAGCTGTTGCGGCAGCCATTGCTTTCATAGATTTTTCTAAATCTTGACGCATTTTTTTGGCGTGTTTTTTATTGTCACGCGCTGCACGTTTCCAATCGCTAGTAAACTTTGTAAGATTAAGGCCTAGCTGAATAGCCATGTTGCCGATTCTATTACTTAACATTTATATTCCCGAACATTGCTGTGATTTGATCTATGTTTTCTTCTTCGCTGATTTCTTTCTGAGGTAGTTCCCACTTATTTGATAGCATGATTTCATCAACTTTTCTTTTTGATTTAGTAAAGTATCTTTCTAGGTAGGATAAAATTTGTGCAAGTAGAACCTCACTTGATTTTCCTGTATGGTTTCCTTCTTTTGAGCACTGTACTTCCCAATAAGGCACTTCCCATGCTGGATAAGTTGTTAATACTTCAGTAAGTGATTTTCCGTGTCTGTCCGCAAGGCCAATAAGGAACCTTAGTCTTGCGGATTTCGTTAGTTTCCCTCAGCAGATTCTGTATCTTCTGGTGTTTCTAACTCATCTTTAATCTTGTCAGATATTTTTGTTAATAAATTTGATTCTATTTTGCCTACCATTGACGCATAAGAGTTATATGACCTTTTCCCTTCGCTATTACACAATACAAATTGTGTAACTTTACGATCATATGTTTGTAAATCTTTAAACTCTTGGCCGGTAGGAATATATAACTTGCCTTCTTTTTCTGCTGCTTGTGATTTGCCTTGTATGGACATTAAATCACCAAGTCCTTCCAATATAACTTCTTGATCACCTGACATAAGCGGCTTGATATGGAATGTAATATCTTTTCCTCGATGGCTAACGCTTAATTCTGTGGTTCTGGTTTTTTTTGTATATTCTTCTAAGTTCATATTTTGATTCTTCTGTTTAATTTAAGAGCGAGTTTCCCCGCTCTTTTAAGTTGGTTTATTAGGCGTTTTTACGTGTTAATGTAACTGCACCTGAAACGGATAAATTAAGATCTCCACGATACGCATCATCAGTACCGCCACCAGTTGTCATTGATTCAACTCCTGCCATATAATCCCAACTAGTGCGCTCTGCATTTGTAGGTAAAGTGAAAGTTCCTCCAGGTATGCCAGGTGTGCTGTAAACAGGGATAACCGTGCCATCTCCTGCGCATTGCACAAATCTGTAGTTGGTTGATGAACCTTCTTTCCCTTTTACAGCAGCTTGAGAAGCATCATCTGCATGAAAGTTATAACCGTATGTAATAGAACCATTGTCAATCAGCCCTAAAATCGATTCAACCGCTACTGAGTCCAAATCAGTTGCTGGGATTTTTGTTACACTTGGGCTGAATGAACCCATGTTTGTTATGCCCTTGATTTTGCGGACTTCGTTGTTCGCGTCACTATCATCTAAAAAGAATAACGCAGAGCCTTGAGTAAGTACTAAAGCCATAATAATTTACCTCTATTAATATTCGCCTGCGAAATTGCGGGCATAAAAAAACCCGCGTTAAGCGGGTTGTGTATCGACCTATGCAATTGGAGTTATCTGTTTTCCCAATTACTAAAATCAAATGTGGTTAAGTACAATTTTGTACTTTTATCAAATTCTCCATAATCTGAGCGCAGTTTTTCGTAACCAATCAAGGCAAGGGCTGTTCTAGTTTTTTTATATAATGAAATAGATTCAACTTGAGTATTACCGATGCATTTTATTGCCACTCTTAGATAGTCAGCATCTGGCGGTTCGTCAGTATAGTTTTCAGGAGTGCCGGTTATGTGTTCCAAAATAATATAAGGAGCTTGTGCGTTATCAGGAGCCTGTGAAGTATGAATGTTTTCACCAACAATATCTGTTACATCGGTATTGTTGATTAATGTGGTGTAAATGCTCATTTTTTTATTCTTGTTACTTGTTTTTCAACTTGTTTTTTTAGGTCATTTAATATTGCATTGTGTGCTTCAATTTTTTTTGATTCCCAAGCTCTTGTCATATACCTTTTTCCTTTATGTTTGATGCTTCCAAATTCCACAATATGCCAATACTGTCTTGTTGACTTGATTCTTTTTTTGCCCCACTTTCTGTTTCCTTTTTTCCCGTATGGCTTTACATACATTATTTCCGTCATTCCTTGAGACTGAGGCCTTGGATCTCTCCTTACTTTTATATCTTTTTTAATATGAACCCCATCAGGAGATGGATCATGTGGTGCATTTTCTATAGCCTGGGCTTTTATAATATTTGCCCCTTTTCTTAATGAGATTGCTACAACATTCTTATCAAATCTAGTATTAAACTTGAGCATATTTCTGGTTGTTTCTTCAAGCCCTTCAAGTTTTACTAATTCACTCATTAAAGTTTTGCTGAGTCATGATTTTAAAGAACATATTGTCATATTCATCAGGCATGATTGATTTAATATAATTGTTCTTGTTATTAACAACTATTCTCATTGATGGATCAATTGGACTTATATGATGAATGGTTATTTCTGAAATTATTTGATTTATTAGTTGATTTGATGAAAGCATCTCGCTCCCACTGATACTCTTTACCCTGCATGGAACTTCTGTATGCACATCTTCCCATTCATAGCTTTCCAAGCCTTCGGAGTCTTTAGATGAAACTTTCCTTTGGATTGTTGCTGTATGCCTTAATAAAGAGGGTTTTATCTTGATCATAATTTCATGTATCTATATGAATAAAGCATGTCTTTGAAGGTTTTATCAACTTGGTCATCATTGTTCCCACGATTCAGGAATGATTGATATACAAAAAACAATATTGCCTGTTTAACATCATCAGGAATTAATTCAATTGTAGGATAGCCGGCAGTTGCGGTTATCTTTATTGCATTAGTGACGGTGTCGGAATTTGGTATATTTAATATTTTAATAAATGGAGGGAACGCATTTACATCAGTTTCATATTCAGTTGCATCAAGATTCACAAAATTTCCTTCAGACAAATATTCAATACTGTTGATTGAAGTTATTGGATGAATTGGTAATTTTATTTTTGAGTACAATCTATCAAGATTAAATACAACCGACCTACTTACAAAATATTGGCCAGTATAATTTTCAGCTTTTGAAGTCGCTGCGGCTATCAGCATATTAATTTTTGAATTATGTCGTGTGTCAACAATTTCTAATATATCTCTGGCCTCATCAAGAGTTACTGGATATGTTCCATTAACACTTGATGCAATATGAGAGTTAATCATCTTTACTTCTTAGCAGTTTTTTGCTTGGTTGCCGCTGGCTTTGTACCAACATCTTTGACTTTAACATCATCAAAATCAGGATTTTTTACAAAATAACCCAATGATTTCATATGGTCGGATTGAGGTGTCTTTTCAAACATGTCGCCTTTTGTTACATTCCCAAAGCCTGGTCTTTGGAAATCAACTTTTGCTATATAATAATTTTTGTTCATAATTTATCCTGGATTGATTGTTATTTTTTGGATTTTGTTTTTCTTTGGACTGGTTTTCTTTTGGCTGGTTTTCTTTTTACGACCTTGGTTTCGACTTCTTCTTCTACGACCTTGGTTTCGACAGTTAATTTTTCAAGATAACCCAAGCGATGAAGTTGTTCAGCTCTTTCAGACTCTTCAACTTCTTGGTCTTTGGTAAACCCGCCTAAAACGGCACAATTAAAATCTTTTTTTGCTTTATACATATTCTTTTCCAATAAAAAAAGGCAGCTACTAAGCTGCCTTTGTTAAGTTCAAATAACTAGACTTAAGCAGGTACGGTTGCTAAAAGGACCAATGCTGCATCAATATCAGTAACTTTTCTAAAGCCACCAACGTCAGCACCTCTAATGAGGAACGCTAATCTTGTACGAACTTTTAAAGTTTCCATATCTTCAACAAATTGAGCATTTACCATGCCTCTAGATAGGGTAACACCTTCTTTTTCATAGATTCGACCATATCGACTATCGCCAATTACCATTGTATTGGCTGTTATTGTATTTTCTTCTAATACAACCATGCCAGCTACTTCGCCTCCATCTCTTGAAACAAAAGGTGGTATGATGTAATTTTCATTAGCATCTTTTTTCAATTTCATTCTGTTAATATCAACGATATTCATGAAGCTAAAGTTAGGTGCGTATTTAGCGCCACCTGTTGCAGTAATATCTTCAGAGACCTTTACATGTAAATCATAAATATTAGCATCTGAAATACCTGATGCTGTTGCCGTGTATGCTGAAACCGTTGTCACTAAACCTTTAAGATTTGGTGTTACGCCATCGCCATTAACAATTTGAGAATTGCGTTTAATCTTGACATTGGTATCTAAGAACATTCCCAACTCAGCTGCAAACATTGCTTCATCTTCGAAAAACTCTTCAGATACAGGCAAGGTATCACCAACTTTTTCAATTTCTAAAGTTCGCTTGATGAATTTAGCTGTTGATTCAGGAAATACAGCGCCTTCGGCAATTGCAGCCGCTGATCTAACAATAGTCGCGTCATCCCAATCATAATATCTGATTGTTCCACCCGTGTTAGAGTCCGATACTGGAATCTTTGTGAAAATATCGTATGCCGTTAGTTTCGCATGGGCTAACTGACCAACGCTTGGTAACTGTAGTGCATTTTCATCACCTGAAACTGATGCACGTACAGTATCAGCTTTGATTAAGACTTCAGTTGATGACAAGCCCTTTGCAATTGACTTCAAATCTTCGGAATTTTCTTTTAACTCTTGAGCCATTGTTTTGACTTTAGAGCCACCCGTTGGATTTCCAGTGTTTTTTTGTTGCCATTCTTTCCACTCAATGAATA